AATTGGAAATATTTATATGTAAATAAAAAATCATTTATCGAAATAGTTAAAATTAAACTTTTTTGATAAATGGTAATATTTATATATTAAATAAAACAAAAATATGGCAAAAGAAAAATCTTTAGTAGAAGAAGCAATCGTCCAAATGAAAAACTTGGAAGAAGCGGTTGCTGAAAATGCAAAAGGAATACTTGCTTCAACAATGAAGGAAGAAATCAAAGAATTAGTAAAAGAATCTCTGTCTGAACAAGAAGACGACGACGAAATTGAGGTTGATGCGGAAGTTGACATGGATGCGCCTGAGGGTGATGAAATGGACGCTGATAACACCGAACTCGATATGGACATGGGCGACATGGACATGGGCGACATGGATGACGAAGACACAATCGACTTAACTGACGTTGAAGATGAAGATGAAATCTTACGTGTATTTTCATTGGCGGGACCTGAAGACAATATTGTTGTTGTTAAAGACGAAGCTGGTAACATTAATCTTAAAGATAATGAAAATGAATACATGATTGTTGGTGAAGGTGAAGATGACATGGATAACATGGAATCTGAATTGGAAGAAATGGTTGGTACTGATTACATGAGCGACATGGAAGAAGGCGACATGTACGAAGAAGAAGACATGGAAGAAGGTGACATGTATGAAGAAGAAGACATGGAAGAAGGTGAAGAGTCTATCGAAAGTATCGTTGAAAGAATTTTTATGTCTGAAGAAGAAGATTATGAAGAAGACGATTATGAAGAAGACGATTATGAAGAAGACATGGAAGAAGGCGAAGATTCTGAAGAAATAGTATACGAAATCGTAATGGATGAAGAAGACATGGGCGACATGGGTGACATGGAAGAAATGTACGGAGGAAACAAACACGATTTCAAAAGAAGAAAAGGACACAAAATTGGTGATGTAGATGGTCATTATAAAGATTACGAACTTGAAGAAGGTGATGAGTACATGGAAGACATGGACGAACCTATGACGGAATCTAAAATGACTATGAAACCAAAAGGTGTTGGAATGGGTAATCCAAATAAGAAAAAAGTGTATTCAAAGAAACCTAACATGGAAGGTGGTTTTAAAACTGTTAAGAAAAAAGCTAACAAAACCATGGGTACAGGTAAGGCAAAATTTGAGTACAAAGAAGGTGAAAATCTTGAGGGTAAAATGAAACCTGTTAAACCAGGCACAACCAAAAAGACAGAAACCAAAGAGGCGGCAAGAACTTACGGAAAAGGTTCTAAATCAGGTCGTGGTTTAAGAAAAGCAGTCACACCTAACAGAAACCTAACTTTTGAAAGTACCGCAAAAGAAGTACAAATTCTTAGAGAGAAAAATGAAGAGTACAGAAAAGCACTTAATGTATTCAGAAACAAATTAAATGAAGTGGCTGTGTTTAATTCTAACTTGGCTTACGCAACACGTTTGTTTACTGAACATTCAACATCTAAACAAGAAAAAATTAACATCTTGAGAAGATTTGACAGTGTTGAGACTATCAAAGAATCTAAGAACTTATACAAAGCTATTAAAGATGAGCTTTCAGTTAAGACAAGTCAACCAATGAATGAGTCAATTGAACGTAAAATTGAAAACGTACAAGCAACAGGTTCAGCGGCTAACTTGATTGAGTCTAAAACTTATGAAAATCCTCAGTTCTTAAGAATGAAAGATTTAATGGCAAAAATAAAATAAAAATAAACTAAACAAATTAATAAAAAACCAAAAAAATGGGAGCATTATTAGAATCAGGTCTTGTTGGTAATATCGGTCTTAAGCACCTTAAAGTTATCAAAGAAGATACGATTAACAAATGGGACAAATTAGGGTTCCTTGAAGGTCTTAAAGGCCACCTAAAAGAAAACGTAGCTCAGCTTTATGAAAACCAAGCTAGCTTCTTGATTAACGAAGCAACTTCTGACGGTTCTTCAGGTTCTTTTGAAACTGTTGTATTCCCAATCGTTAGACGTGTCTTCTCTAAATTGTTAGCAAACGACATCGTTTCAGTACAAGCTATGAACTTACCTATCGGTAAATTGTTCTACTTTGTACCTAAAATCCAAGGTTATTCTGGCGGTACTAACACTGAATGGAGTGATGTATCTTCAGGTGACCACTACGCACCTGTAGGTGGCCCTGGTAACTATCCTGGCGACCCAAATGCTGGATACACAGGAGCAGGAGCATACACTAAGAACCTTTATGATTTATTCTATGAAGGTACTGAACCAGGTTTAGACCCAGCAGGTTTATTCGACTACTCAAAAGGTCGTTGGTCTGCTATTACCGCTACAACATCAATCCAAAAATGGTATAACGGCAACTTACAAGACGCGGTTATTTCAGGTACAACTGATGGTGATGGTTTAATTGCTTCAGGTAACACAAGAAAAGTTATCGTTAAAATGTGTGGTTTTGCAGACACAGGTGCTGGTAAATTAATCGGACCTAACGGTAACGAAATGGATACTGAAGAATTCTTATCTAGTTTGATTATCTTCACAGGTTCAGGTTTAACAGTAGCGGATGGTTCACCTTGTACAGTGTCTACAGGTCCATTATTGTTCAGAGTTGTAACTCAACAATATGGTCAAGGTATTGTTCAGTATGGTACAACTACTTCAACAACTTGGCCTTCAACAGGTAACGGAGGTTCATTTAAAGATATCTGTTCTGCAGATGGATGTATCTACTTAGAAGTTGACCTTTCTTGTCCTGTATGTGCTGATTGTGATTCAACATCTTTAGATGGTTATACTGGTACTACAATTTCATCTGGTTTAACTTCAAGTTCATTCTACGCAGCTTGGAGACGTTACGAAGAGTTAGAATTCGAAGACAAAATTGGTGAAGTTTCTTTCGACCTTGAGTCAGTTACTGTATCTGTAACAGAAAGAAAACTAAGAGCACAATGGTCACCTGAATTAGCTCAAGACGTAGCAGCATTCCACAATATCGACGCTGAGGCTGAGTTAACAGCATTGTTATCTGAGCAAGTAGCGGCTGAGATTGACCGTGAAATCTTACGTGACTTACGTAAAGGTGCGGCTTGGAACCTACGTTGGGACTACAACGGATGGAGAAGAATTTCTCAAACTACATCATACACTCAGAAAGACTGGAACCAAACATTGATTACAGCTATCAACCAATTGTCAGCACAAATCCACAAATCTACATTGAGAGGTGGAGCTAACTGGATTGTTGTATCTTCTGAAGTTTCAGCTATCTTTGATGACTTAGAATACTTCCACGTATCTAACGCATCTCCTGAGCAAGACCAATACAACATGGGTATTGAAAGAGTTGGTACATTAGCAGGTCGTTACCAAGTTTACCGTGACCCTTACTTCCCAGCTAACCAAGTGTTAATTGGACACAAAGGAACGTCATTGTTAGACACAGGTTACATCTACGCACCGTATGTACCTCTACAATTAACTCCAACAATGTACAACCCATTCAACTTCACACCGATAAAGGGTATTATGACTCGTTACGCGAAGAAGATGGTAAATAACAGGTTCTATGGAAGAATTACCGTAGACGGTGTTCGTACATTTGATTTAAGAGAATTGAGATAATCAAAATCTTAAAAATGACACTAAAGGGACAAGAAATTGTCCCTTTTTTTATATTTTTATATTAACTATTTAGGGTTGGTAGAGACCAAGTGGTTATTTGGATATAAAAAAAAACAGGGGGTTTGTATCTGAATCGTTCCTTCCCTGTTTCAATCAGGATTTTTTCGCCCTGACCACTTGTGATTAAATATGTGTATCTGAATCGTTTCTTTTAATTACAATACAAATATACGACTTTTTTTTGAATTGTTTGATATTTATATAATAAAAACTTGTAAAAGATGAAAAATTTATTTTTAATAAATGAAGATGAGAAAAATAGAATCTTAAACCTTCATGAAAACGCAACAAAACAACAATATTTAACTGAACAATCCACTAATTACACACCAATTCAAAGGAAAGATGGTAAATTTTATATTAAGGACAATAGGACAAACCAATATGTTTTAAATAATGATAACAATGTTATTGTGACCAAGACTGAAGAAGACGCACAAAATTATATTAATAATACTTTGAAGGATTCCCCCCCTCAAATACCCGAACCTTCAGCCCAAAACGCTCAAACAAACGTTCAGTATTATGGAACAGACTCTGTGAAAGAGGCACAAAAATTGCTTGGTATGACGGGTAAACAAGTTGACGGAAAATTTGGACCTAAAACATTGGCAGCATTAAAGGCGAAATTAGGTGGCGGAACTGCAGCAGGAACAACTGCGGGAGGAGGAACAACTGCGGGAGGAGGAACAACTGCGGGAGGAGGAACAACTGCGGGAGGAGGAACAACTGCGGGAGGAGGAACAACTGCGGGAGGAGGAACAACTGCGGGAGGAGGAACAACTGCGGTGGAGGGCTCTGCCGATGTAATGAAAGGTGATATTTAAATACTAAAAACAAATAAGTAAAGTGATATTAAATGAAGAACTAAATAGAATGTTATACCTTTTCAACCACGAAAGAGGTGTAATTGTTAGTGAACAAAAAAACAAAAAACCAAAATTTGATTGGAAAGGTGGTACCAAAGGAAATGTTGACTTAACAAATCCTAGAGGTGTAAATGCGTCAGATGTTAATTATAATGGTAAAAACTATAACTTAACTACGATAACAAGTGCGATTAGATTGGCGACTAAAGGGAAAAAATCAGATACTCCACCTACAGATACACCGATGCCATCTTTTGAACAGTTAAGGTTTGTTGATGATTCTTTCCCATATCCTGATAATATGGTTAAACCTAAATTTGAATCATACCCTAACGCAAAGGCAGAATATGACAAATTTATTAACATTATAGTTAAATTTTTTAAAGAAGGTGGTTCTTTAAGTGATATGGCGACATTTACAATTCAAGGAACTGCGGACTCAGCAAGACCTTCATTACGTCCTCCTTCAGGATATTCTTCTTTAGACCATCCTGATACCCTACCTTATGGGGGTAAAACTAATTTTAGTGAAATGAATCAATATCTTGCCGATACAAGAGCAAAAATGTTAGGTGAATTAATTATTAAAGATGTTTTAGATAAAACAGGTAAAGATATTACTGAAAAAATTAATTACGAAACAGGAATTAGTTATTATGGTCAGCAAGGAAAAAGAGGTTCAGAATATAGAATGGTAACCGTAAAACCATCAAAAACATCAGTTGATTTAAAAAAACCTAACACAATTATTAAAACACCTGGTACACCAACAAAAGGTGAAACTGAAAAAATACCTGAAGTTGAAACATTTGTTGACTTGCGAAAATTTGGTGGTGGTGTAGTACCTGCCAAACGATTAACTAATGCTGATATTGGAATTTTAAGTTCTGATATAAAAGATTTAGGTGAAAACGTTCTACCTACTTTTGATAATAGTGGTTTAAATAATAATCCATCACCTGAGGCTTCAATAAGTGGGGATGAAATAATTGTTGGAGGACTTTCATTTGGTAAATTTGAAAATCCTGATGAAGTTCAAGGTGTATATAATAAAAGAGCGGAATCAACAACTGATTATGTTAGTCAAGGTAGACCTGTATTAGTTGCTGCCAGAGATGGGTATTATTATGTTAGAGTTTTAAAATTTGCTTTAACCACTTTGGATAATAGATTATATTAAAAAGGTGAGAAACTCTCACCTTTTTTACTGTGTTTAGAAATCAGTAAGAACTCCCACCAC